GAGACATAGCAGGCAAGGCAGCAAGTCTTGCTATTGAGGCATCATTACGCGAAGTTACCCAACAGGTAGAGTCACTTAGAGGCTTGTCTCAGGCGGCTATGCAGATGATCGCTTCTGCGATGAACAGTGTATCAAGCTCAACCAGCTTCGGGTTCGGCGGGACTGCAAGCACTTCTTACGATGGAGACTACTCCACAAAGAGCGCCGACAAGAGGTACGCTATTGACGCTGGCGTCACCCCAGCCTAATTATGGTTTGTATTACAACGCAGAAGTGTGTAGTGTGCTAGCACTATGTTTGGAGGTGGTATATGGGATCTGATACTAAACAATCCGGAGCGCGAGCGGCTGATGGCCAGCTGTACCCAGCGGCGGCAGTAGCCTCCGGCGACGCAGGAGCAGTTCAGCCGCCGCAGCAGCAGCAGGTTTTGCTACCGGCTGCGCAGCGAAAAATGTACCGGGATGAAACAGGGGGGCTGCAGCTCCGTACAACCGCTCCGGCTGCCTCGCATAAGGTTACTGCTGCTGCGCCAGCACCCAGCCCTACAATGGCAGCTTCACACGGGCCTGCGCCCGAGGCACCGAAGGTGGACACTGCAGCGGTATCGGGGCGAGAAGCGCTATTGAAAGCCTCGCGTATTGCGGAATCCGGGCGAGAAGATGACCGCTTAGCGTTCGGGCGTGACAAAGCTGCCGAGGACACGCTGAACACGATGAGGAGCGGGGCGCAGGCGTTCGCAGCACGTCTTTCTGAACCCCTAAATGGCAAGGCGCTATTTGACCAGCAGTTTGTTGGTCGAGCAAATATGAACAACCCTTCGTTCAGGAATGCGATGCTTATGCGAGGCTCCTATGCTGAGCAAGCGAAGGGGCAGGCACAAGAGCTCGCACAGATGAACACGAACATCGCAGGCTTCGCTGGGCAGGCACCGGTAGGTGGCAGAGCATATAACTCCGCAGTCGCCGCGTCGAAAGCGGGCGTTGAGAAGACCCTCGCAGATGCTAACGCAGCGCAAGCTACTGCAGCTGCGGGCGGTAAAGGCACTCATACGAAAGATACAACCGTCTCTGATATTGCAGAGCTCGCAAAGTCAGATCCCAGAGGCGTGAAAGTCGCGACTAATAATCTGGCGTCACTAAAGAAGGGCGGTACTGGTACCAGTTATACGGTGGACGAGAACGGAAAGCCCCGCACGTATTCTGGTATACTGACCGCTGAGCAGAAAGCAGCACTCGACAAGGACGAGGCGGAGCTTACGGTGAGCAAGGCAAAGGCCACCAAGTGGCACAGTAGAGTGACTAACTGGGCCACCGGCGCCGGGCGTGACTACGAGGCTAAAAATACTGCCTTCAGGAAAAAACTTAGTGATGTCGCCAGACCTGACTCGGATGCAAAATAACCATAGGAGCACCTAATGGGATATGAAGATACTAAAGCTCGCTTAGCTGAAGACCTCATTACCCGCCGTAGAGCTGCGGCGGGCGCAACGACCCCTACTATTGCTATTACCCCCGGCCTACCCAACGATACGTCCGAGGCAGGGTTTGTGCGCGGTACTGCAGCATCGCTTTTGCGCGGGTTGGCGCAGGTCCCCGTTTCAGGCGGGCAGGCATTGCAGGCGAACCCGGAAGCAGACCTTACTGGTGGCCCACGCACGTTGCTAAATCGGGCAGGCCAAGCGATCGCCGGAACCGCAGCGGGTGTACGTGACGCCATCCCTGTGCAAAACTTTGGGGGCAGTGAGCCAAAACGATGGGCTTTTCAGGGCGCAGAGTCGATCCCGCAGGCCCTCGCTTACGCAGCTCCGGCGTTGGTCGGGGCGTTAGCTGGCGAAGCACTGAACCCGTTCGGTGGCGGACTTGCGGGCGCGGTAGCAGGCTCAGCTGCGACGTACCCTATTATGCAGAAGTCTACCTATCAGGACACGTATAATGCCTTGAAGGAAGCACAAGCCGCTGGCAAGCTGAAACCCGGTGTGACGCAGCAGCAGATCGTTGAGGCTGCGACGATGACCGGCCACGAAGAAGCGGCACCTGAAGCGGGCGCAAATGCGCTCGAGGCTCTGCTCTTTAAAGCCCCTCTTGTTGGTGCGGGCGCCAGAGTAGGGCGTAGTGTAATAGGTAAGACCTTAGCCAAGAACTACGTTAAATCTCTGATGACAGAAGCACCCACCGAAGCTCTAACTGCCGCCACGCAACAAGCGACCATCAACGAACTTACCGCTGAGCCTACAACTACACCGTCGCAAGCCGCAATAGACTCGCTCGGGCCGACGGCTGTTATGGCTGGCGCTATGGCTGGTGGCGGCACTGCTGCGCAGTCCCTCAGAGTTTTAGCTCAGAAGGCTGAAAAGGAGGTTGCGCGCAACGCAGCTGCCCGTGCTGCTGGGCCGACCCCTCGTGCAGCTGAACTGCTGGCTGGCATACCGCCTGTTAATCCGAGTGCTGTAGTCATACCGGAGGGGCTGCCTGATCTCCTCAACCCGGCTGAGCCAGTCATGGACGCAGAGAGTTTTCCGGGCGAGGCAGACGCACTCGCAGCGCGCCGGGCTGCAGCAGAGGCTCGTAACGCCGCTGCCTTCGATACGGCCAATCCGGTTGTCCCGAACGCCCCGGATAACACACCGGTTGGTGCCAACCCCTACGCTCAGTTTGCCCCGGCCCCGGCCCCGGCGTTTGAAGCGACAGGACTTGATCCTAAGACCGCCCCCGCGCCTGCTGTGGAGCCTTCTCCTTTCGCTTCAATGGACGGCCCGACCCGGAGCGCTGAAGTAACAAGTCGCCGTGCAGCTGACCCCGACGGGTGGCGAAACGCGTTCAACACCGCTGCCCGTGAACTCGGCCTTACCGGCAGTAATACGCGCGCTATAACCGTGCGTGCGCTCGAGCTCCATACTGCCGCACAGCAAGCAACACCTGATGGCATTATCGACCTGACTGAACTCACACCGGAAGAGAAAACCCCTGCGACTGGCCCGGACTACACGCAGCTTACACCGACAGAGTCCGACCAACTTTACCAAGAGCGGTTCGCAGCTGACTATAATGGGTGGATGCGGGCGATGAACACCCGTGCCAACCGAGGCGAGACTAGCGATGCGCACGCCAACCGCGTGTCTGCCTTGGCCCGCTATGACGAGCTGATAGCAGAGCGGCAGGCAAACGAGCTGCCCCCGCCGCCAGCGTACCAGCCAGCAGTGGCACCCACCGTGCACGGCAACTTCTCTGTGCACCACGACAGTCTGGACGATACGTTCAGTATCCGCAACGATCAATCTAGGGAATTTGTGGAGCACGGACTGACTTCGCAGGCTGAGGCTCAAGCTGCCGCACAGCAGCACGACAACTTCACAAACTTAGGAGGTACACCCAATGAGCAAGTGCAAGGGGCCGCGACCCAAGAAGTAGCACCACTACTCCAAGACCCAACTACAGGCGCACCAGTAAGTTTCGGGAGTGAGCCTGCTGCAAGCGGCAACGTGGAAGACTATGCACCAGCAGATCGTTTTGCTGGCATGAACCACACTGAGCTTATGGCACTGCGCCAAGAGGTTCCCGCTGAAACATGGAACGCTGCGATACGTCAAGTAAACCCAGAGTATGCGGAAGTCACGGACGACATGCTCCGCGAAGCAGCACGCATTGTGGAGCAGAACCCGGCTAGTCTCCAGCCCGACCAGTATGATGATATGGATTACCAGCAACTTGGGCAAGAGGCAGTCCGCCGTGCCACTGGTGAGAACGCAAACGCATGGGATGCTGCTATGACTCAGGTCGAAGCCGAGTCGCCTCTTGGTATGCCACGGGCTGAACGATACCGCTTGGCGATGCGTGAGCACGATGCTCGGGTACAAGCTGCTACACCGCAGGTAGCACCTAATGGGCGTGAGCCGGTTGATCGCTACACCGACATGACTGCCGGAGAGCGGGTTGCAGAGTTTGCGCAGCGCGAAGCAGCGAACCCAGAGCTCGCAAACGAAGCCTACGACTATGCATGGGGTAACGCGCCTAACCCCAGTGAGAACGGGGAGATCACGCGGCAGGCACTACGCCGATTTGACTTCTTGACTGCAAACCCACCTGCCGTCACATCACAACAAGTTCTACCTTCGTGGGCAGATAACAACGCTACGATGACCAACGAGGACGTTGAGGCGTTCAGCACACTGCGCAGTTACCATCCTCGGCATTTCCGCGCCATCAAGTCAGAGGTAGAGACAGAGCTGGTTCTAGCTGGGGAATCCCCGGCTGTGTTCGCCCCCGCTGTTGGCCGTGAGGTGCTGGCTCGCTTCACCCGCGAGACCACTGAGGAAGTACAAGGCACATCGTACTTTACGCACCAGATGCCTGACGGCACATACCACGCAGTTAGTGCCACAGACGTAGGCGTGGGCTTTCGCGACCGCGCCTCCGCTGCCAGCTACGCACATCTGATGGAGGGCGGGGCTGAACCGGTGCCGGGCACAGCCACTCTCCCATCACAGGCGGGCTTGTCTCAGCTTGAGCAGACCGCCCCGTCGTCAGGCATCGAAGCCAGTTCTATGGCGATACAGTACCCGAACCCTCGAGCCTTCATGGAGTGGTTGTACGGTGACAACATAGACCAGCAAAGCGTGCGTAGTGGACTCACCGATGATATGTTTAGCGGAGACATCAACGACCGTATATCGCGCGCCGAAGGATGGCCCGACTCCCCCGCTAAGACCAGACTTATAGCAGTCCTTACTGAGTTACGCGCCGAGGGGTTCCAGACTCTACGAGAAGTGCAAGAAGGCTTTGACCCGAGCACACGCCCGGCACCACCGGTGATGCCAGCTCCTTCTACAACGCCCTACGTGCCGCCAACCCCAAGGCAAGAGCCAGCCTCACACACGCAAGAGGTGCGGGACATAGTTACAGCGCCAATGACGCCTGCGCAGAAAACGAAGAAGGGTAAGTTAAACACACTGTCCAAAGCGCTGATGCGTGCCCTGTCCGACACGCCGAATGCCATGAGGCGCGATGTGCGTACAGAGTGGAAGGGTGCCGTAGAGAGCGTGTACGCAGCTGTTGTAGCCAAAGTAGACCGGTTCCGTTATGGCACTATTTCTGCAGCTACTCGCGCCAACCCAACGATACAGGGTATAGTCAATGACTTGAACGAATACCAGAGAAGCATTGGTAGCGACATGGAGATAGGCGTGTTCCGTGGTGGCAGCGGCGGCACCCAACTTTCTAATAGCGTCAGAGAGTCTGTTTCTATAAAGATACGCCACGGTAGTGGGCCGTGGTATCAAGGTATATCTACTACGTTTGGCGGTAGTGGGTCTGGTGCCACACAAGACCAAGCTGGGCATGATGTAAACCGCGCACAACGCCAACCTAGTGACGGCGGGTACGCGTACTACTTACAGCACTTAGTAAATCAGTTTGTGCCGGGCGCAGGTTCGTCGAGCTACGGTATGTGGCAAGTTAATCAGATGCGGCGCAATGAGAACGCGCTCTCGTTTATAGCTAGATACGCAGCCGACCCGTCTGGTGCGGCGGCTAATAGAACTGAGATTAGCTTCGACGTGGGTTTCTCGCACGGCATAGGGGAGACGTTTGCTATTACTGGTGGTGAGTCACCGCTGACTGCGCTCGCTATGCGGTCTTACAACCGCATTCTTCATTACTACCCGGAACTCTCTCGGTACACTTTTGACTTCGCAACGGGTAAAGTAATGTTCGAGGGCACTGTTATCCCTGTTAGTGCACTGGTAGGCGACGCTAGGACAGCAAGAGCTGACAGAACTGGCCCGCGCCCGATGCACGAGGCGCAGCCGCACGTCGGGCATCAGAGTTTTGAAGTAGAAGCATATTCAGAGCCTACATTCCTCAGAGCTCTTATCACACAGGAAATACTTAATGCACAGAAGAAGACTAGAGCAGTAGCCGCTACTGCGGCAGAGGCAGCAGTAGATTCTGCAGTAGTACCAAACCCTGATAAGGTGCGGGCAATTCTACGCGGTATACAGCAGAACAGCGGCTTTACTGATCTGATCTTCTACAACCGCACTAAGGGCGTCCAGCCGAAGAGTGAATTACAGGTGCCCGCGCTCCAGAAAGCTCTTGCTCCGATCACCGAAGCACTCAAAGGGCTCATCCCGATCAACGTCATTCAAACGATGGCGCATCTGCCGGGCTACCACGCAGGTATGCCTGCCTTCAACGCTGCCTACCATAACGGTGCGATCTACGTCGTGGCTGACCAAGTCTCGTCGGTGGCAGAGGCTAAGCGCCTCGTCCTCGACCACGAGTTACGTCATGCTGGTCTGCGTCAGGTGCTCGGCAAAGGCATGGACACGTTCCTCAAGCAAGCGTGGTACGCACAGACTGACGCTGTCAAGGGTTTTGCCAACAGCAAGGGGATCGACACCAGCACCGCCCAAGGACGGCTGGAAGCAGCTGAAGAGTACATCGTCTCTCTGGCACAGGAAGCAAAGAACCACCCCTTGCTCGATCGGGCGATCGCCAAGATCAGACAGCTGCTCCGTGCGATCGGCTTCGACCTCGCTCTTTCCAGAGCGGAACTCAGGGCGATGGTTGCTAAGGCTGGCATGTTGAAAGAGCGCGTTGGCGCCGGCGGCGTGACGCGGTTCTCGTTAGTGCGTGACTCCCTAACCCCAGCACAGCGAGCTATCTACGAGGCTGGTGTCACTAAACTCAGGGATACCCTACAGAAGCATAATATTGGAGATGATATATATGACTCCGTAAACGGCAGGGGGCGCGCTGCTGTCGAGCGTGTGCAGGCAAACATAGAAGCTAGGCTGATCGCTGCTGGCGTAGCTACACAACGCGATGCAAAGGGTGACAAGCCGATCACCACGCTTATGGGTGAGATGCTTAGTCAGACTGCTTCGGCTGGCACTCGCTTCAACCGCACCGACCCCACTCTCCCGCCTGTCGATCATACTGTCGCCGGGTTCTACCGCAACGCCCGTGACAAGTTCAAGTCAATGCGGCAGGCGGCTCGTGGCGCTGAGTGGGTTACACAGCTCGCTATGCCGATCGACCGTCTCATTGACTTGGCCTTGTTGAACGCAGTCTACAAGCCTATCCACGCACTGCTCCCGGTCTACACCAGACTGCAGCGTGAGATGCAGAACATCCAAGACCAGATCGTCGGGGACGCCGGTCGTCGCTATGAGAAATACGAAGCCACCTGCAAAACGCAGGCAGAGCGAGATAACTTTAACTCTATCCTCCGCGACGGTACGCTGTGGGGTATCTTCCCCGAGGGCGGCCGTCCTACATGGACAAATGAGGAGTGGGGTGTAAAGCCGGCAGGGGCGGAGAGCACATGGACACCAGCGCAGAAAGAGAAGTGGCTGGCGTCGCAGGCATTCAAGACTGGGCTGTCGCTATCTGAGGCATTTACTGACCTCAACGACCGCTACAACAGTATGACTGACGCGCAGCAGGCACTGTACCATGTGGTTATCAAGGACATGGAGAAGCTGCGCAAGCGCTACCAGAAGTCGATGCAGGACTTCGTTAAGAAGATCACCATAGAGACTACCCTCGAGAACGCTACCCGAGACGAGAATGGTACGGTCAGTCTGGTTGCCCCGGACGGTAGGCGCTACACTGCCAAGCAGAACGGCCAAGGTATGTGGGAGCTACGCTCTGGTGACAACCGCGTCATCAAGTCCACACCCGAGCTGGCACAGGCAGCTGAAGGTCTGGCACCACAAGGCAAACGAGAGAAGATGCTCGATAAAGTCAACGCCAAGTTTAACGCCATCAAGGGGCCATACGCACCGCTGTCCCGCTTTGGCGACATCGTGGTCAACGTCTATGAGTCCACCACTGACACAAATGGCGCTGTCGCTGAAGATCGCGTGGCCCGCTACCACTTCGAGAAAGAGTCTGACGCACAAGAGTTCCTGACCCGGATGCGGGCACAGGACGGCATCAAGGCTACGATCGAAGAGTCCGCTCAGCGCAACTCGATGCGGGCGCAGGTGCCAAACGAGTTCGTCCTCGAAGTGGATGCCGCGATCGACCGCATGGGTACAGACGGCATGAGTGACGAACAGCGCGAGAACCTTGCTGCCTTCGGTGCACAGATCAAAGAAGACATGGGTCGTATCTGGCTGTCGATGACCCCTGAGTCCTCAGCCCTCAAGCACACCATGAAGCGGACTGGCTTGGCTGGTTTCGACGAAGACATGATGCGCGGCTATGTTGGCTACGCGCAGCGCCATGCCCGTGGCATCGCCTACCTCGACCGAGGGGTGGCGATCCGTGAAACAGTTAAAGAGATGCGTAGCAAGATCGACGAGGCAACCGGCAACGAGGAAGATGCCCGCGCGTCCAAGCGTCTGGTCGATCACCTTGAGAACCACGAGGCAGCTGTCCGGGGTGAGAAGATCAGCGACCTGACTCAGAAACTCACTCGGTTCCCGTTCCTCTGGTACCTATCCTCGCCGTCAGTGTTCTTGGTGCAGTCAGCTCAGCCATTCATCATGACCCTGCCGAAGCTGGCAGTGAAGTTTGGATATGGTAAGTCACTCGCCGCGATCACCCGCGCCTACGCCCAGCAGGCCAACATGAAAGACCGTCCGTTCGCAAATGATCGGCTAGATCGGTGGGAACCAACAGCTGAGTTGTACGTCAACCGGCAGGCTGAAGGGTTTGAGACGACATCATTAACTCAGGGGTTAAGCCGCGAAGAAATGACCCTGCTCGGTATGGCGATCGCAGTCAAGCGTGGCCAGATCGACATCACCATGACCCACGAGGCGATGAACATCCTCAAGGGTAACGTCAAAGGGATTGGGGATAAGATCACTGAGAAAGCCGCGTTCCTCATGCAACTCTCCGAACTAATGTCACGTAAGGCCGCGTTCGCCGCTACCTTCGAGATGGAGATGGAGCGCCACGGCGACTTCACCAAGGCTGTGGACAACTCTGTTGAAGTAGTGCGCGACACGCTCTACGACTACAGCCGTGCCAACCGCCCCGGTTTCATGCTCGGTAATGCTGGACGCATCCTGTTCCAGTTCCAGATATTCCGGGTGCACACGTTGAGCAAGATGCTCCAGCTACTCGTAGCGTCCTGTACCGGCAACAACAAGAAGGCGGCGATCAAAGAGTTCAGCATGATGATGGGCAACACGATGCTCGCCGCAGGCGTATCGGGCCTGCCGTTCCTGTCAGTCGCTATGGGTGCCTTCGCTTACGTCTTTGGCGATGATGACGAGCCGTGGGACTTCGACGTATATATGCGCTCGGTGGTGGGCGACGGCGTCGTAGGCGACGCACTACTCAAAGGCGCCCCGGCACTACTAGGGGTGGACGTTTCCCGTCGCATTGGCATGGGGAGTATCACTGACCTCTTTGCAGGCGATCCCCCCGCAGGCGTCAAGGGTGCTCAGCTATACTCTTACTACGCAGGCAAGGCTCTCGGCCCGCTCGGTGGTGTAGCCAGTGACGTTTTGTTTAAGGCGCCAGAGATGGTCAAGCAAGGTATGTGGGTAGAGTTAATGGAGCAGACCACACCGAAGCCTATCAAGGACTTGATGACCGGGTACAATACTATGTTCGGGGAAGGCAAGTACACTGGCAAAGGCAAACTGCTTGTAGACTCAGCCGACATGACTATTTGGGATAGCGTTCTCGCGATGGGTGGCATTAACCCAACTAAAATTAGTAACGCACAAGAGCGTAACTACAACGCGCAAAAACTAAGTGCTGGGATCAGTGACCGCCGTAGTACACTACAGAAGCAACTGCAGCGTGCAGTAATAAGCCAAGACCCTGACACTATCGCGGCTGCCACAGATAATATCGAGGCATTTAACACTAAGATGCCGCAGTTCGCTATCACTAAGCAGCAGATTGCCTCTGGCGTCAAGCGGGCATTACGTAAAGAGATGGGGCTTGAAGATAAGAACCTGACTAAAGTAAAGCAGAAATACGGAATAGGAGAGGGGGCTTAGCGCCCCCTGTCTTCAGTCTCCTTTTCGATTAGTGCCAGCAAGCAGTAGTTTGCCATGTCCAGTAGCGTGTCCTCGACGCTTTCGTCCTTAACCGCTGCCGCCTCTTTCTTCGATAGGTTCTTGCACCGGTGGAACTTGTCGCCTATGCGGACGAGTATGCCCTTCCAGCCAAAGTCATGGAAGTTCGACATGGCATCCTCTGTGTCTGAATAGTCACGACCCTTTGCGTCAAGTATATCTTCCATCTTCTCCATGAGTGCTCTGCATTTATCCATCTTCTCTTGATGAGTCATTAGTACCACCCCTCTAACCTTACAAGTTTGCGGACGCGCCCGGCTTCGACGCCTTCCTCTGTGACTATGCCCCGGTGCATAAGGACGTCCACCATAGCGAAGACGTGACCTATCTCTTCCTCAAGCCGCTCTTGGTTCGTCTTGCCACCGCTCGGGTAGCGATCTTGTAGACCGAATCTGGTGATCTTTGACTTGATCTGGATCACCTCAGCACACTCCTCTGCCAGTATTTCGAGGTTTTTGCTATCGTCTTTGTACCGTTTCACAGGCCGACACTCCTTATGTGCTCAGCGCTGGGCGGCGTTTTAACTATGCGCGCAGCGAGATTGCCCACTGCCGGGTGGTTCATGTCCAGCTCCCAGCAGAGTTGCTGCGCCCCAGTAAACGTAGCCAGCCCTGCCGTCAACGTCTTCCGCTTGTCCGGGTTAATTAGCACGCCCATGCTCTTGAGATCAGACCGGAGCTTCGTGAAGTCCGTGTGGCTCTTCGCCATATCTGATCGTAGGAAGTCCCGAGCGATAAAGCATCGGCCCGTCTCTTCCTCGAAGCGGTATACAACCTGCCCGTGCGGGTTGTTCATCGGGGTGCCGGCACTGGCGGAGCCAAGCACTACGCCGTTGCTGGCGTACCGACCAAGGAACCCACCGAGCACGGAGATACTGTCGCTGACTACTTCCTTCTTGACTGATCGCATACCTTTTAGCTGTTCAATTATCCACGGCGTGACTGATCTCATGTCATGTTTAATGAGTCCGAGCTTGTAAGCGATGATGCCGCCATACAGCGTGCAGGCCGCGATAGCCACGAGGAAACGCTCTTCGTTACGGCACTCAGCCTTCTCGACTATCAGTGCGGCGATCTTGTCGATCTGCTCCCGGTGTTCATCGGCATGGTCAATGAGGTACTGGACAAACAACGGGCCGACCAGACCGAAGTTCTGGTTGATCGTGCGGTACACTTCGGTGGCAACCTCGCGGCTCAGCGCCTCGTTGTGGTTGACGTATATCTCCATGACCCGGTTGATCTCAGCCGACGCATCGGTCTTGACTGAGGACAGTTTCTCGATCAGTGACGAGTTCGACGACGTGACAGCGATCGTGTTCCAGTGGTTGAGAATGTTGCGCTCTGCCCCGTTACGGCTGAGCCTTGCCTTGTCGCGGCCTTGAGTAATGCGGTAGACCAGATCGCTCAGTTCCATTGCGTCTATGTTTGTGACCTCGTCGATCGTGACAGGTAGTGAGCCGTAGATGCCAAGTCGAGCAACTAAGCTGTTCTTGGTGTCGTCGCGTAGCATCATGAGCCTGCCAGAGTCACCGTACACAGACTGAATGATACGGGCGAGCAGTGTCTTGCCAGAGCCAGAGTCACCGACGCATGAGATTAGCGCACCCTCGTAGCCTGTGAAGCGCAGAAGCAGTGAGCCGAAGGCACCGGCAAGGAACGGGAAATAATGCGGCACCATGCCCGGCGCGCCGAAGACGTCCGTCATGTTTATCCATGCGTGTAGATCACCGAACGACTTGAACGATTTGGCGACCTCGGGCACATTCTTGGCGAAGCCTACCTGCTCGGGCGGCTTGCCTTTTGAGTAGCGATAGTTGCCGAGCACGAACACCAGCTCGCCCTCTTCCTCACGCCACCCCATCTGCGCGTACAGTTTAGTCAGTGATCGCTTAGACCTGAGTTTTGCCTCGTACTGCTCAAGGTATGTAAGCATAAGTTTCTTTTCCTCTACTCCTGTTAGTTGGACATGGTTGTCGTTAAGCAGCATTACTGCGCTTCTGCGGTCGTGTAATGCGCCTGCTCTGATAGCGAAAGACTTCCACCCGTTATGCGGAGTCTTATGTTTGAGCGTCAATGTCTCGTATCCAAGCGAATCATCCCATGCCAGAAGTGTTGGGTACAGGTCGTACGGATATATCCTTAGTTCGTCCGCCTCGTAGTATATTCCGTTCTCCCGTACGGCGAACCCGCATGGTGGCTCACAGCGGTCGGGGTCTTCCTTATTTACTTCTACCTTTTCGTTCTTGCGACCGAGCACGATAGGTGTCTTGATCTTGCCATTGTGCTTACAGCCTACGCAACTGGTGGGGTTGAGCTGCCCATAGTGCTGGCAGGTAGTTGGTGGCATCTGGTGCTGTTCGATTTTGGCGCGTGTGGCATCCGGGCTGTAACCATCGTAACCCATCGACCACTCTTGTATAAGCGCCTCACCTTCTTCGCAGTGGCGCAGGATGCCTATGCCAGCGTACCACTCAGGCTCAGGGATGTTACCGAGCGTATCTCTGAAGCGTGCTAACTGAGCACAGTGCTTGGCAACCTCGGCCCCGAATGACGGTGGACCTTCCAGCCCTGAGATGAACTCGTCGTTCAGTCCGGCGTACGCTGACGGCGGCAGAAGCACATCGGTCTTGATGTCTCTCGCGGCGGCGGCTCGCTGTACCAGTGAGGCGAAGTGGCTGTACTCGATCGGTGGCTGTTCCTTGATCGCGTGGACAGGCTTACAGGCGCCACGTTTGCGGTTATGGGTTCCGATAGGACGAAGTACGGAAGTAACATCGCCTGTTCGTGATTGGTCTACTTCAAATTGATATGACAGTGTGAGCTGTTTAAGTATGGTGGCGGTGGCCTTCCACTGGTCTGATAGGATGTCTTCTGTGAGTATCCATTTTGTGTATAGCCCGTTGCCTGAGTTGATTACGGTCGGCATTGGCAGACCTGTCTGGTCGAGGAACAGCTTCAGCGCATTGATACCAGCTAACTGATCGGCGAATGGCTTGCCCGGCCCGCAGTCGATGTCCATCCAGAACGACCGCACCTTGAGCGCGTTGGTACCCTTCCGCGATTCGTTGGTAGCGAACGATGCTTGCGCTACGAAAACTACTTCTCCCTTGGCGTCAAGCGTATCCGCGCTAATACTAGCCTGCTCAACTGATGACCACCACCTATGCGAGAATTTTCCATCTGGCTTGAGGACGGCAACACAATATAAACCTTCAGACGGTAGCTCTCTCTTGAGCGCGGCTAGGTTACTCATGGCGGGCGTACCCCCCGTGCAGTTTCTCGCGTGCATTTCGGCATGCGACTGTTGCGCCTTCTATTGTGTCGAACCGGCCTATATGTATCTGCTTATTATGGAGCCAGACATTCGCAACCCACTTCCTACGAGATTTATCATAGCAAACGCCCTTAACGCCAGAGGTGTTCGTCTTAGCTATGCGGGCATTGTGCATATTCTGCGAGTGCGTTGCCGGACGTAGGTTCTCAATCCGGTTATCGGTTTTGACGCCATTGCTGTGGTCGAGTCGGGTGCGTACTTCGCCGTGGTGCATAGCGTATACGACACGATGCACATAGAACCTACGCGGAACGCCCTTTACTGTGAGGCGTACCGTGTAGTACCCATTCTTGCCCGGCACCGCACGCCCTGCGCGTGCCCCGGGCACACACCCATTATGCCCGACGCGCCACAGCAGTATGCCTTCGTCGCCCTTGTAGTCGAATATCTCGCATAACTCTTCCTTGGGTGGTAGTAAGTCAAGCATATAACCCTCGTCATTACAATAAGATAAATAGCAGGGTGAGGCAATATACACGGCATAGACGGGAGCGTCAAGCGTTCCCGTGATAGTTTATGCCATGCTCATTTCTTTCATGATCCTTTTTACCGCCGCGATCTTTTCAACAGGTTTCAAGGCATTATCTTTGAGCGGAAGGCGACCTCGGTCGATCGCTTTTTGGATGAGGGCGGCAGCATGACAGGCCGCGCGGTACTGAATTTGTACCCGTGGTGTTACACCGTTCTCCCAATTATAAAATGTAGGCCGGGAGATGCCAAGCACCTTTGCTCCTTCAATGATTGTCAGCCCGGCTTTGCGTATGGTTTCTTTGAACAACATGGCGTGTCCCCTTTTATGGTAGGGGCGGGAAGTCTCGGTCCTCCCCGCCCCATTCCCGACTTGTTACAGCCCGAGTGCGGCTGACAAGTCCTCGGCAGATGGCCCAGCTGGCGCCGCACCAAGACCGGCGAGTGGGTCAGCAACTACGGTGGGCTGTACCACAAGCGCCTCTGCTACCGGGGCTAGCGGAACTACCTTCGGTTTCGCCGGGGCTTTCGGTTTCGCTGGGGCGGTCTGACTAGCAGGCTCAGTGGAGAACCCGAGATCAGCAGTGACGTCAACCACGACGACAGGTGGCGGTGCAATCTGCTGTACCGGAGCAGGCGCAGCGAGCTGTGGAGCAGGCGCGGCCTTGATCATGAGCGCCTCGTCAACTTCCGGGCTGTCGATCTTGGTGACGATCGTAGCGAACTGCGCTTCAGCCAGAGCACCCTGCGCCTTGAAGGTCAACATCGGGTAGGACACAGAGGGGTCGAAGCCCACGGTGGTGATGACGGCAGGCAAGAACAGATTGTGGCTCTGAAGCTGCTTGACGTATGACACGAAGTTCTTCAGCGAGGCAGCTGGAATCTTGAAGCGATATACGCCGCCGTTGGCGAAGATAGCCACGACTTTGTTGTCCTGACAAGCCTTGCCCTTCATAGCGTTGCCAGAGTTATCGAGTGCCGAACCGAACTGGTTATTGGCGCAGCCAGCGCAGTTCGCGCACTGGGGTGAAGAGCTGTCGGCTTCGGGTGTGATGCCATTCAGCGAGTAGCAGTCCGGGCTGGCAGGTTCCTGGCCGGGCACGAACTTGGTGGCGTACCACTGCTTGTCGATACCGGGCTTTGCCTTCAGCACGACGCACTGCAGTTCGAGCTGATTGAGGGTCTTATCCTCGCCGTTCTCTTTGACGACGAAGCGCGTACCGTTGAGGCTGATGGTAGGCGGCATACCAGCGGACAGCCCGCCCATAGCGGCATCATTGATGGCTGCGAGGTTGGCGTGCTGCGCGGCGTAGGCGGCGAGGTACGATGGAACTTCTGCGATTGTTACGAGAGCTTGATCGCTCATGGTGTTGCTCCTTTTCTCTGGTAGTGCGGGCAGTGCCCGGTTGGTTAAATATTACAGCCCTAATTCCATTTCGACGTCGGGTTCTGCGGGTGCTCCGGTGCCAGCTGGAAAGGTAATTTTAAGAAGCAGCCCGTCCTCGTCGTCACTGACGATCTCGGCGTGAGCACGCTTGAGCGCCGGGTACACCGTAGATGCTCTGCGGCTGGCTCCCCACGATACCACATTGTCGCTGTTACCGAACTTAGAGACCGGCGAGCCCTCGCCGCGTTTGACCAGCAAGAACCCGAAGTCCTCGTCAATGCCGATCAGCACGTCTATGCTGGTGCCCGGTGCGACGATGCCTTTGCGGAAGACCAGACCTACGCGGCCGTTGTTAATAGATACGGTGATCTTCGCTTTCTTGTTGCTTGCCTCTTGGATTTTCTTACCAATAAATGCCATGATGTTTCTCCTTTGTACTACCGCCAACTGGCGGCTCGGTTAGTTATCAACTACTACATCTTGCGCCGTGTGATCTGAGAATAAATTCGACTTCCCCTTCTGCTTGTGTGTCAACGCTGTGAATGCTTTCTTCATGGTGTCCGTCATTACCTGCCTGTCCACCCCCGGACTCACCAGCTCGTTGACCAGCTTGCGAATCATCTTTGCTTTCTTGCTGTTCATTACGTGCCTCCATTGTTATTTACCCCCGCGCCCATAGTATCTTCGCAGCCAGCTTTATGCCCCTCTCTCCAGCCTTCACAGTACGCGGTTCTGATTACAGGCATCATCGCACTTACTATGTCACTGCTGTGCTCCAGCGCTGTTACGATCTTCACCACGATAGTCGAATCATCTATGAGAGGTTCCCGGCTCACGACTTCCTCACATTCACCGTACGGATAGCGACGTAGTTGACTCCCGGTGGTAGAGCATTCTGTCTTTCTTCGCCCATGATCTCAAGCGCCGCAGTCTTATTCACTGCATGGGTCAGCAAGTTGAACTGCTGGGTCTCTTGCACGTAAGCAAAAAAGCTATCCCAGTCGCCCATCGTAACGGACTCGGTTGTTGTCTGGTACACAGTACCATGTGGGGTCTTGACGTTCTTGGCCCCGAGCTTATTAAGCTCACCCATAAGCCACTGCTCGCGCTTTGCTTGGAACTCCTTGAGCGTCTTCAGCTCTTCGTCCAGCTCAGTCTGCCGCCGCTTGATCTCGTCCCGTGTCTCGATGTACTTCGCTACTACTTGATCTACTGTCGGTAATGCCATGATCTTTTCCCCCTTCGATCGTATTTCCGCGCCGATGCGCTGGATGTGTGCGGCTTTGACGCCGATTGGCGTACGCCCGCTGTCATCAGCTTTTGATTGCCGTGACTTTAGTATCTGTCTAAGTCTTGCTACACCCTCTGGCGCAAGCATCTCTTCACATACGTCCCAGTCTAAGTCATGCTTACCTACTACTACTGGGAGCTCTACTCCATTCGGGAAGAGGTCAAATGCGCCGGGCTTGATAACGAGTATGTGTGTGTTTGTTTTCATGTCTACTATTTAACATATCCATTTGTTCATGTCAAGCACTTTACAACAATTATTTTTAAAATGTGAAAATTTATTTTAGTCGCTCTCTACGGCAAGGCCAAGACGAATCCGCAGGAGCTTCTTCTGCGTCTCCGCGCCCTTGACATACTCCCGCTCGCAGACGCCGCTTATTTCGTCTACTGCCCGGCGCAGGGCATGCTCGTTCGGGTTGTTCATAACTACGGCTACGATATTAAACAGCTCGTCGTGTACCCTCATTTCGCGTCCCTCGCTAAATCTAAGATTACGCCCTGAAGAGCGCCCTTCTCCCTAAGCACAGCATATATGCGGCGCTCCACACTGGTGGCCGCGATGTGCACAATGTTGGTCTTCATGGTCTGGCCCGGTCGTACTATGCGGGCGTTGGCCTGCTCGTAGTATTCATTCGAGTAGATCGGTGCGTACCAGATTATCATGCTCGCCTCTGTCAGCGTCAGCCCGTGGGCCATCGTCTGTGGGTTCGCAATCAGTATCCGTGGGTTCGGTGTCGATCTGAACGCGTCGAATATCTGGTCCCTCTTCCCAGAGGATGTCCCACCATCTATGACGGCACATGACCACTCCTTGCTCAGCTCCCGGTGCAGTGCGTCGAGCACGCCCGTGAACGGTACGAATATGATGACCTTGCTCTCTGACTCTTCGATTGCTTCCTTGAGCACTGATAGGCGAGGGCCGAAGTCTATCTCGGCCTTGCCCTCTTCCCCGGCGTAGGTAACGCCACAGGCGACTTGCGTGAGCTTGCTGATAAGGACGGCTGAGTTCACGGCTGTGATCTGCTTACCGCGTATCTCTGTGACTGCCTGCCGTTCCAGCGCCTTGTAGTGCACCTTCTGCTCAGCGGACAGCTCAGCCTCTCGGTCGTGGTAGATCGTTGGTGGCAGCTCGATGCAGTCCTCCAGCGCATAGCGTAAGGATGGTTTGAGTATACCGCTTACAATCTCTTCAGCGCCCCGGCGTGGGACCCACTTGAATACTCCCAGTTGCATCATGGTCAACATCTTGAACTTGGTGAAGTGCCCGTTGTAGTTCTCCGGGCGAATCAATTTCATCTGTGCGTAAGCATCAGTGGGGCAGTTCGGGGTCGGCGTGCCGGTAAGCCCCCAGCACCAAACATCCCTGTTGACCATCTCTTTGACGGTCTTCCAGCGCTTCGTCTTCTGATTCCTAAGTACTGCTACCTCGTCGATAATTATCATGTCGATGTCGAGGCGCTTCAGGAGCTCCTCAGTGATGACCTCAACCCCGTCGTGGTTAATAATATAAAAGTCAACCGGTTGCTTGAGTAGATCGAGCCGCTTCTGCCTGCTGCCGTGTAGCACTGCGTACGTGCGGCGGGGCAGATTAGCAAATATCTCTCGGGCCCATACCTGCTGTAGCGTGGACAGGGGCGACAGTATTAATGCCCGTTTGACCTTGCCTATCTTCATAAGGTAGTCAGCAGCCCAGAGTACAGACATAGTTTTCCCGGTGCCCATACCGTTAAGGCAGAAGGCTCGCTTGTTGAGCGTCAGAAACTCCGACGTTTCAAGCTGGTGTGCGTACGGTGTGAACTTGCCCGGCCAGTCGTACGTAAGCCTGATCGGTGACGGCGCCTTATACCCAAGGTTATTGAGTACGACAGCGTGGTCGAGGGTGTGCGGTATGGCCGCGTATGTCTCGCCATTCGGCAGCGTAGCAAACTTGAGGCTAGGAAAGATCGTTTTATGCTGGCTTAGCACGTCCGGGCGATACACTAGGTTGTTCTTCATAGTCTGCACTGATGGTATCATCAAACCACTCCGCTTTGCATGATTTACATCTACATTCCCATGTAGCGCCTCCGTAGCAAAAATGCTCGAAGGTCTTTCGGCTCTTCACTTTCTTGCTCCCGCACACAAAGCACGTCAGGTCGTGCTTGGTACTCCAGTCCCATTCAGCCATGCGTCTAGCTCCTTTAGGCTCTCAGGCCCATCAATTAGTATCCATTTGGCCCCGGCTGCTTCCATGAGTGACTTCTGCCTTAGCTGAAGAGCACTGGCCTTTTTGCCCGGTGCTTTCGCTTCGACGCCGAAGCAGCGTCCATTGTGGCACCCAACGAAGTCAGGTATACCGTGCACCCCAAACCCGCTGGACACTGGCAGGAAGAACCATGTCCCGTGCGCTGTCAGTAACGCCTTGATCTGCTTCTTTACTATACCCTCTGGTGTAGTTGCCATGCCAATCTCCTGTAGTTAAAATACCCGTCACGCCTCGAACGTGAGTGCCGCCCACATCGCAGTGGGTTGGCGGCGGCTGTATGAAGGGGGGTTATCCCTTTCACTGCTCAGCCTATGTGTCCCGGCCACATCGCGGGTGGTTCTTAGCGGTCTTTGAAAATTTTTATCAGCTCTCGTGTGCTCTTGTTTATCGTCTGTACTTGCACTTCGGCGCGTAGGCGCAGTACGGGCAGAGTCCACTTGGCTTCGGTTGCCAGACTTCACTGTCCCACGCCTGACGCATCCGGTGTACACGAGCAAGGGTGTCCATCCACACCTTCTTTAGCTCCGAGCGGTGGAGCTTCACGCCGCCATCTACCTGTTTCATCGGTTCATTCTTGAGCCAGATATTCTTGGCAGTGAACTCCTCAATCTCAGGCTCTACTATAGCGAGCGTGGCACAACAGAGCTGCAGCTGAGTGACGTCATCCTTTTGCTTGCCGGTCTTCCAGTCGTAGATGTTGGCGCGGTTGCCCCTAAGTAGGGTAATGTCGAGCTTAATCCTGAACCACGCATCTTTAGAAAACCACCCGGTCGGTTTCATCGACTCGGTCAGAGTGATCTCCCGCTCAGCCTGTAGTGTGCCACCAGCCGCTTTGAATGCGTCTACATACTTGGTGTGCGGCGCGACTAGCGCGAGTTCAGACGCCGGTTGTGCTATTCCTTTAGCATAGAGCTCAAGCGCGGTGTGCTTCCGGTTTCCATCCTTGAGTGCTTCCGTCTCGATGAAGGGAACGTCCTTGTAGTACTTCTGGTGTGCGTAACTGAGAGGGCAGTTCTCAAACGAGGTCAGTGCGGTGTAACTCCATGTGAACTTAGGCGCCATTGGCTTCTCCAGTACGTTTATTTTAGTGGGCTTGCCTTGTGCTTCGTAGTTCTCTACTACGTGTACTGGTACATCTTTATTACCCTGTATGGCGTAGCCGACAGACTTGTACCATTGTGTGAACGCCTCGTTCTCGGTGCAGCGGTTGTGGCCTAGTGCGTAGCCTTGTAAGTCTACCAAGACTTTCTTCTCCTCGATCATCTGCCAGCACTCAGGCCAAGTGTAGAGGTGTAGATATAACAGTCCGTTGTCCATGCGTGGTGTCCTCGGTTTTATGTAGACTCGGGCTAGGTCTTCCCCGAGATGGCAGGGTGGTAGACCATATTAAGCTACGCGCTCTCTTCGCGCCCGAGTCGTTGTAATTTTAAATTGATGTAAGCTACTTTACACTAACAACTTCGAGATGTCAAGGTCATTTGTGTTGGAATAATCTTTTACGCCAGTTAAATCTAACTCGAAGCCGAAGGTGCTGAGCACAGCGCCCGTGAGCATATTCTCTACAGTGTAGACGAACTGGAGCCCGTTCTGCTGCACCTTCAGGGCAATGCCCGGCTGGTCGAGGGCGATGCCGTGGTCATTGAGGACCTGCTCAAGTTTTGCCTCAAGCATACGGGAGTGGTCTTCAGCCATCCGTGCCATGACTGCTTCCATCTCGAACGTCGTGAAGTGGATGTTAGCCATTGGCGAGCCTCGCTACGAGCGCGTCTGCCTGCGCTACTGACTCGTTTGCTATCTCAGTGTAGCTCTCACCGACGCCTGATCCTGTTGTCCGCCCGACACGTATCGCTGCGCAGACTGCGATAGCGGCCCGCTCCCTGAGCGTTGGTTGGCGTGACGCCAGTACCCGGCGCAGTGCAGATGCTTCCTGACCTACCGTGCTGTATGCTTGCCTGAGACTGTCGTTGTTCTGCTTGAGGACGACGTACTGCTCGCGTAGCCACTCAAGCTCGTCGGCTGGTTCGAGGATTGGCTCACAGTCGCCGCCGTCCGGGTGTTCTTCTCTGTACTCCGCTGCTGCTTGCTGGCTCTCTTCCTGTGCCCGCCTACGTTCCCGGATTCGTTCTGCTGCCTCCGCTTGTGCTTCCGGTGTGATCGTGCAGCTCTTTTGTGTTTCCATTGCTCTGTCGCTCATACTGTTCTCCTTCTCGGTTTATTTCTCCAGCCACATGACGACGCGCTGGAGTAGCCTCGCTACTTTGGTTCTAATTGGTGGTCGCTCGCGCATGTCTTCAAACGCTTCGTTGTATTCCATATAGTCATGCTTATCCGGTGGCGTGTCGGACTGTACCCACTTGTGGACGTCCATTATTTCGCCTCGCCATAGTTCTGTGCCGTGCCGCCTTCGCACGCAACGGGAAGTCCGGGCGCCCATGCTGGCGCTGTTGACATGATCTGCTCAAGCTGCTTGTATGCTGCCTCTGCTTCAGACTCGCGCTCCAGACAAACTATCTCGTCGTGGCAGGTGAAGACAACATTCAGCCCACACCGTACAGCCTCTAAGGTCTGCTCGGCCATGATCTGCCGGCTGAGATGCTGCACTATGTTCTCGGTCAGGAGCGAGCCGTTGAGGTGCCCAATACCGTCACGAGTTCGGCGAGTATATTCCTTGCCATCCTTCGATGCAAGCCCCGGATAGAGGATTCTGTTATTCGGTGTAATCAGTTTGTCCTTGGCAGTGTAGACCACGCCATCGACTGCGCCGACCTCGCGCTCGTAGCCGCTGAGCATATCGGGCAGGGCGCGCTTGCAGTCGTCCCATTGTGCTTTGATCGCGTAGTTCGCTGTCCGGTAGACCTTGATGATGTAGTCGCAGACACAACAGTGCACAGCAAACGCGCGTTCATCCCAGTGGCGCGGGCGATTGACCTTGACGAATACTGCGTTCTTGCGGTTTGCCAAGAACCCCTCGACACTTAGGCCGAACTGTACTAGCTCTGGCTGGCCGAAGATGATCGCCCCTTCTGGTGCATTGATGACGTAGTCGTAGAACCGCTTCCAGCTCATGCCGTAGCCACAGTTGTGGACTAGGTGCCCAGATACCGTGAAGCGATGGCGATGTCCGGCATTGGTAATGTCGTAAGTCCTTTTGGTTTGCTTGATACCAGCGTATAATAGCGGACTATGATCTCTTCTATGCTTAGCTGTAACTTGCGCACAAGATTCGCCACAGTCAACGGAGAATAAAGGACATTCGAGTCTATTGTCCTCAATACATGGTACGCATGGGCTTGTGGCACTTTCTGCCCTTTGTAGCTTGACCAGCGCGTCGAACGTCGATTGATTAGCTGCTCCGCTCTCGTCGTAAGTCGTAAATTCCCCGGCTCGTAGTGCCCGTTGTTGTTCTCCCGATCTATCTCCAGCCCCTTGTAGTCCGAATGTGGAAGAAACTGCTCGACGTAGCGAACGAACTCTGCGCGAGAGCCAAAGCGGCACTCGATGCCACGCCCCCCATAGTCCTTGAACTTCGGGTTCTTTGGGTTGCTGCACCTCGCAATTATCGCATCGTACCTGCGCCCAAGCGTCGGCGAACTCGGTGTAAGCCTGTTCATCTGGCCCATGCACCTCAGACAACCACGCGATTTGCTCAGCTGTAAGTTCCACCTGTCTACCCATTGGGTATGCCCGCATAAACATTGGCACTGGATTGAAATCTGCTTGCCCGTACGCTTCAGTTCCGGGCTGAGTATCTGCCACATATTGAATTGGTGTCCCACCATACTCGGTGCGAGCGAGACGATAGTTCTTTTGCGCTGCTTCGCTAAGCTCGCAGGTTCGTCCGTCGCGTAGGAAAACAACATGGTCTGGTGTTGCTGTGAGCCCGTCATAAGTCATAACCTCTTTGTCGCCTTGGTAGATAACCCCAGTGTGTGGCACGAACTCTACACCATCCCATACCCGCATGTCAATGGTTACGTCTTGTATTTCTGCGAGCCCGTGGTCGGTGAAAACTTTCTCTCCTTCGGCGATGCACCCGAGGATAACTGTCTTCCCTAAGCGCCGCTCTTGCTTGTCTGCTTTCGTTACCTTACGCCCATACAGAGACTCGGCCATGACACAGTAGATGTCACCATTCTGTGCGAAGATATTGACGGCGTCCTGCTGGCCTGAGAACCACGCGTTGACCCTTGCCTCGATAGCGGACAAGTCGCAGACCACGATGTGGTAGCCGGGCGGTGCGCAGATCGCGCTACGCAGGCGCGAGCCCCGAGTAAGATTCTGCAAGTTGATGCCCTGAGTGCCTGACCAGCGACCGGGAGCTGCGCCCCAATAGATTAGTGGTACTGGCATAGCCCCACGTTGTGAGATGCCGTACAGCGTCTTGGAGCGTGACTCATTGAGGGTTGACTTGCAGCCAATACGTGCCTCGACCAGCATAGAGACGCGCTCGTCCGGGTGGTCGATGAGATGCTTGAAGTTGGTGTCATTCTTGGCGAATGCGTACGTCCACGGGTAGGCTGGTTCCTCGCCGTACTCCGGTTCACCGTCTGTGTCGATGCTGGTGATATGGATATTCTTCTCGTTGACTGCGAAGTCATTGACCAGCAGCCAATGGTTGTAGTCCTCGACGTACTGTTTCAGCTCGGGACTCTTCTTGATCTGAGCCGGTGCCGCCTTAATTGGCACGTCTACCCCAAGTTGGTCAAGTATAGCCGCGAGCTGTGGGTTAGACATGATTTGCTTCTTGGCCCGGTCTATGATGGACATCTCGCGAAGTGCCTTAGTAGACTTGACTGTCAGAGCGTGCTCCGTTACCTCGTCCATTTCAGCGATCTTGGTCAGTAGCTCAGTTTTGCGAGCGTGCTCAGCCGCCATCTCTTCGAGCAGTGGTGCCGGGTCGAGTATCAACTGAGGAAAGCAGAACCACTTGATCGTGAGATCAATGAGCTGAAGCTCCATTAAGTTCATGCTCCCCTTGAGCTTCTGCCATGCCTGCCATGTCGCGCGCACGTCGTCCTTGCAGTATCTCATGTGGGCGTCCAGCTCAGCGGGCGTGAAGTCATCGAAGTGTTTGCCTTTTGAGTTCATCTCGCCCTTCTGCGTATACAGGCGCAGCACTCGTGCTATGTTGTATAGCGTTGCCTTCTCGTGCGGGTACTCCCGGTTAAAGATCGCCTTGGTGTCGAAGTAAAACTGAGCCCGGATGCCATAACGCTCGGCGAGTATGAACCCATCGAACAGTGTGTTCTGGCAGAGTACGCCTATCTCATGCCACGGTATCTTAGCGAAAACTGCCTCAATCTGCGGCTTCGGCACGCAGATAGGCTCGCCCCCGTTGCGACTAATGCCTACGCACTGAGCCTCGAAGCGTGGGTCACGTACGTACTCTTCGGTCTTCAGCTTAGTGAGCGTGTAATCACTGTCGTAATACGTCTCGAAGTCGATTGTGTATATATCCATTATCTCACCCTTATGTGTAGTACCGCGGCATAGTGCGGTAGCACCCCTCGCCTATTTGAGCCCTGCACCCTTGTGGTCGGTGGCAGACGTACTGCCGTTCTTCACGCCCATGCCCTTCGTAACTCCTAATGAACCTGACTCTGTCGTCATACTTCGGTCTAGCTGGCACCACCTTCCGGTAATAATCTCGCTCCCACTGGTCTACTGGCACCTGCTCCTCGATGCGCTCTTTTCTCGCCTGCACACGGGCTTCATATTCTGCGTCCCATCGCGCCTGCTCGAACTCGTCTTTCTCCTGTACTTTAGCCTCTTTCTCTCGTTGCTGGTACGCGTTCGCGCGCTGCGTGCAGGTCGGGGTTGCCTTCTTTGCTTCTATTTCTCGTAGAACCTTCGTTGCGTGAGGCTCGGCAACTGGAACAGGTTTCGGCATATGTTGCAAGGACTTTCGGTACTCGATATAGTCTTGCTGCCGCGCGTAGTTTTCTAAGCAGAAGCGCTCCCGCGCCTGTTGCGCTGCCTTCTGCTCTTCGAGGTACTGCTGGCGGAATAGCTCCATACGCTGCCGCCACTCTTCATGCTCGCGCTGTGCTCTCGCCGCCTCTGCACGCTGCTCCTTTAGCGCCAGCTCAGGGTCGAGCACTTCGCATTTTTCAAAGGGGCTGGCTACTCCCATTCGCGTGCTACGCGGTACGTCGTGTTATGGATCGCGACCACTTTACTGATCGGTTCTTGGTACCCCCCGGCCAACGACACTGCGACCGGCGTCTCGAATTGCTTGGCAGCACGGAACACGATCGCGTCCCTGACTTCCAGCTCTTCGCTTGTGAGGGCCCCACCCAACGGGTCATCGACATGCGGGTCTGCCCCGGCGTTGTAAATCACGACGTCGCAAGTTCTCATGATGTCCTGAACATTCATGGTGAAGACCTTGAGCCACTGCGCTATAGTCTTGGTCTCGACCATGCCATTCGGCGCGCCAAACCAGTCAGCAAAGCCGCATCTATGTGGCCTAGTCTGGTCATACCCGAAGCTATAGTGCTGGACGTAGTACAGACCAAGGCGCTCAATGATGTCCGCCGTGCCGTTGCCCCCGTGCATATCACAGTCGATGATGCCGACGCTCTGAGCCCCTGCATCGTACGCTTCCACTGCGGCTAGTGCGAGGAAGTTGAACGTGCAATATCCGCCCCCGTGGTCGTAGCAGGCATGGTGTGCCCCGGACGTCGGGCTGAATGATGTCTCGCCTGTATTGAGCGCGTGCAGTGTAGCGGCGACCATGCTACCGGCCACGAAGGGCAGGGCGTGGGTTACCTCTTTCATATTATTACCGAACCCGTTCTGCCTGCGCCCGCTGAGCACACCGTCTACATACTTCGGGGCGTGTACTTTGCATAGCTGTGCCCGTGTAGCTGGCTCAAATGATACTATCTCCATCTCGGGGTGTATCCTCTTCCAGCTCTCTACTACTAACGCTGGCTTGATAGCACTCGGGCTAAAGCTGTCGTTCTTCTTGGCTGTTTGTTCCTCTCGGTAAAAAACTTTCATAGCTTACTTCCTCCTGTTGCACTACTTGTAACATACTGTAAGCTAATTTGCAAGCCTTATTTGTACATGATTGCCTGCTAGTACTATGTAGTTGGTCGTGCGCCTCTAGTACGAACAGCGCCATTACTTTTGCGTAGCTTAGCATCATAGCTTCCTCCTTACCCTCTCCCTTATGGCAGCTGAAGCAGCCCTAGCAAATATAGCGTCAGGTGCATTTTCGTGGTAAAAGCAACCACCGCCGACTATCTCCGCAGCCGCTTCAAGCCCTGCCTTGCGGCCTGCTTCATAAGCTGCTTTGCAATCACTAATACGGATTGACGCCTCTTCTACGATGTCGTTTTCGAGTAACCACTTCCCAAAATCACTCATGTCGTTTTCCTCTCCCACATTATGTCGTTATTCCATATTTTTAGGTTAGTTATTGCAGGGGCTTACTTAATTTCAGCCCCGTATTTTGTCGTTTTTATCTGATAAATTAGGGTGTCTAATACGCGTTAGGTTACAATGCCAGCACTTCGCACAGTATTCCGCAATCATCCATTATCATCGGTTCACCTCTTCCGGCTTCAGGATCAAGTTCGTCAAGGTAAACTCTGCCCTTGCCATTCTTCAGGCATGTTGCCCCAATCACTCGTTCCATTGCTGCCCGTTGCGCAAATACTTCGGGGAAGTCCGCCCGTATCTTGTTCCAGTACCCCATTCCACCCTTCACACAACCAATGCAGTTGTTGTTGCTGTAGCCAAGGTCGTACATTGCAGGTCGCTTTATACCGCTGGCCCTCAGTATCTCATGCACGTCTTGCTTACTCAGCTTACGGTCAATAAGCGGGAACGCATGCTCTCGGTCGGGCATACTGGCCTTAACCCGTTCAACCCTGTGCTGTTCGTCAATATCCATTCCCCATACATAACGCAGCGGGGTTCCAATCGGCTGTTCATATTCCCACTGCGCCCGTACTTGTCGCTTCAGTGTTCTGGTGCAAGCTGCGCCCCTTGGCCCGTTTATGTAGCCTTTGCCACCAGCACCAAGACAAGCAGCTTCAACACTACCGTACGGGCTTTGTAAAATTTCTACAGGCTTCCCGAACCATTGCTCACAATCCTTCACAAATCTGAGTGTGTCTGGATGCTGGTCGTCAATGTGTGTGTAAATTATTTGGTCAATCTCATCTATCAGCAGTTTGGTGGCTACTGCACTGCTACCGCCAGCACTAAACCAACTTATTGTTTTCATGTCTCTCTCTCTATCCTATTCCGTGGTGTGTAACCTAACCTCTCAATCAACTCGGACTGATTATACATTTCCCACCTCCATTATCTCTCGTGCCAGCACGCAAGCAGGACAAATACATCTCCGACCATCCCATTCAACACGTCCCATGCCTGTGTGTGATCTCAGCACCGCATCCGCCAGCAAGCGAAGTTGGGATTGCTGCTCTCTTATCGTGGCGTTCGCGTTATCCAAATCTACTGAATATTTTACCAACTGTTTGAGTTGAGATTTTTGCTGGTCACTAGCTGTATCAAAAGCTAGCATTAATGCACTTTTTACATTTGGTTTTGTGCAATCGTTAATCCACTTGGGATATATTCTGTTCAATTCACGCACCTCGTACCTCCTTGAGTGCTGCGGCTGCAATCTGATTGCCTATCGAGTTACCAACTTTGTCTCCATTACCTAGTTTTGACAGGGTTTCCAACGCCTCAACCAGCTTGGAGTTTTGCCACTCAAGCTCCATTACCCTGTCCTCTGCCCTGTCTAGCTGATTGACCATACTATTGATCTGAGCTGTCAGCATATCCTCGCTGTCTGCCTTATGCTGCTCAAGCTCGTCAATCCTGCAGTAAGGGCAGCCACTTATGTCCGGCATGTTCAAAGCGTGTTTCATACAAGTTTCATTCATTCTTCGCCTCCCTCTCTAGTGTGTCTCACACCAGTTACCACCAACCTTGTATGCACCATCAAGAGGGCAGCGAAACTGATAGAACTCTCCAGCTTCCCTTATAGCCTCAACAGCTTCCTGTCCTACTAGATCGGCAATAGCATCAGCAGCTTCAATCTGCCATTCATCGTGGATGTTAGCAACAAACCTAGCATCAAGACCCTTCAGCTTCTCTGCAAGGATCACCAGAGCCTTCTTCATAGCAATAGCACCAGCAGACTGTAAGAGTGTGTTGAGAGCAGCGTGAGAGGATCTGATAGGTAGTTCTCTACCATCTAATCCTATGAGGTATCCCTTCTCTTTGACTGTCTTGTCAATAGCAGCTTTAAGTTTAGCTAGTGCTGGTGTTTTCTTAAGGAAAGATGCTTTGAGTTTCTTACCTGCCACAGAGCCTCCTCCAATAATACTTCCAATCTTCTCATCGCCAGCTCCATAGAGATAGGCGTATATGAAGGTCTTAGCCTGATTTCTAGTAGCGAGTCCAGCAGCCAGTTGATTAACAGTATGTATGTCTCCATCAAGGATGACCTTTGTGTATTCTCCTTCATCATACCTCCCCATGTAGTGAGCTAGGCATCTCAACTCTAAGCCTGAAGCATCAGCCCCTACTAACTTGTATCCTTTTGGCACAGTGAACAATGATCGACATTCCTTCCCGTAAGGAGCACCTACCGCTGGTACTTGTGCTACGTTTGGATTGTTGTGAGTCATTCTTCCAGTGACAGCACCGTTCGTTATGACATTCCCATGAATCCTTTGGTCTCTTTGTACCTTCTTTAGCCATGCCTGATCTCCTTCTGCAAGTTGGCCTATACGTTTCTCTACAGTGAAGTATTCAGATAACAACTTAGCTTCAGGATAATCTAGTTTAGATAGTACAGATTCATCTATCTTAGGTTCACCCTTCTCAGTGAAATCTTTAGGTTCCCACTCGTAGCGTTTCTTTAGGTGATACGCTGTGTGTTGTCTTGATGATGGATTGAACTCCACCAGTTGTATCTGCGTCAAAGGGCAGTTCGATCTGTAACCACTCTTTATGTTGTCTTTCTTTGGTGTGAACTCTTTTACCTTTTGATACCATGGCTTAAAGACCTCCTGCAGTTTCTCCTTTAGCTCTCCTCTTAACTTCAAGAGGATACAGTAAAGGTTCTCTGCTTGTTTAATATCAAAGAGAAAACCATTCTCTATCTGTCCTTGAATGATTGTAGCTACCTCATGTTCCAATCTGACTGATTCTTCAGATAAACCTTTATTGAGAAGCTTCTCATATAGGAGCTTAGTGACCACGACATCTTGCTCACAGTAATCAAGCATCTCCTCAGAGTATACTTCCCAAGCTCCTTCAGTCTTTCCATAGTCACCCTTAAGTTCTCCTAGTCTGTATCCATAGGCTGCAAGTGAGTGAGAACCAATAAGCTTTCCTGGTAGAGTACCCTTAGCCGTTCTAGTGAAGTCTCCCTGCTTAATGTCAGACCATGCAACTCTAGCTGTAATTAGTGTATCTGTGACTTTACCTTCATAGCTAAATCCATAGAGTTTCTTGAGCACTGGTAAGTCGTAGTTAATAATGTTGTGTCCACAGATTCCATTAGGTTCCTCCTTTAGACGTACCAGAAAGTCCTGTATGTCATCTGGAGTATATCTAGTGAATATCCCATTGCAGGTATCGTAGATAACAGCACAA